CCTGCCATTAATTTTTGTGCAAAAATCTGTGTACTAACTCCATTTTTTTGACCTTTTAAAAAATAAGGTGATCTCATTTGTAACCAATTCATTCTTTCTGTTGCCTTAATAGTTGCTAACATCTTGCAATAATGATTAACAATTTGAAAATCTGTTGAATAAAAATCTAAAAAGCTCTGCTTATTATAAAAAACTACATAATCACCTTTCAGGTTTCTCGGCGTAATTACTTTTTTATTAGATAAATAGTTATTAGAATCAAAATACGAAGGCATAATATCGCCATATAAGTTATAGCCTAACTCATCTGATCTTCCTAAAATAACTATGTCTCCATAATCATCTTTTCCTACACAAACACCACCGCCAAAATTTCTAAGCATTGTTTCTAACTGTGCAATATTTAAAGTTGGTGGAACATTAGTATAGGTAAATAAATTAATTAACATATCTTGAAATTGAACTTTTAATATTTCTGCCTGCATACGCTCAAATTCCTTGAAATCGTTAGACATATTATTATCTGTACTTGTTTCATCTAATATGCCTAAAATAACTTCTTGACGAGCTCCATACGTTCTTAAAAAAGTCGAGTGTTGTCCTGTTTCAACTCCGTACTTGTCATAAATTTTTATAGCTGAATTATTTTCCAAAGAAACTACCTCCTAAAAAAACCTCTTAGAAATTAACTCTAAGAGGTTTTTATTATCCTTTATTCTTTATTCCTCTTTGGAATCGTCTTTTTTTGTTCTTTTTGTAGTTGTTTTAGACTTTTTATCAGTATCTACTGATTCAGTAGCCTTTCCTTGTTCCGTAGTTTCTGGATCATCTTCACCAAAAACTTCATTAGCTGCTGCCCCTGTTTCTTCACTATAAGGGATATTAACTTGACCTGTAGCATCTACAGGCAGTTGTTTATTATCAATTGCAATAGATGTTAGTTCTACTGTATCAACTAATTCATCTGCTAAAATTACACAAGCTGGCATAAATGGACTATATGACATAATTTGTTTATCATTTAAAATAATTTGAGTATATCTTCCTAGAGGGTTGGCAGTAGATGATAGTTCAACAGGAATTTGTGGATTAATAATCAACGCACGTTTATCTAAAATAACCGCTTGAATACGTGAACCATCAAATTTTAGTTCAATATCTTGTGCTCCTGTTAAAGAATCTTGATAAGCAGCCTCGCTTGCTTCTGTTCCAGCTGGTACAGTTTCGCCAACTTCAAAGGTGTAATCACTTAAAAATCCTTTCGCAATATCTTCATTTGTTACAACGTGATCCTTTGTGTATTCATAAATACTTGGGAAGAAATCAACTTCTTTAATAGCTAAGTTAGATTTAACCGCATCTGAATGGAAAGCTGCTGCAAAGAAATCAACTGATAAATCAACGCTTGTATTTACAGGTAATAACATTCTTAATTCTGTAAAATCAGCTTGAATATTTACCCCAGTATAGCCTCTAGTGTTAGCCTGATTTACATATCCCATATTATAAAAACGGTTAGGATGGATCATCAGTTTTGAATGACGTAAAATAGCTTTTTGCATTTGTTTAGCAGTCAAAGCTTTACCCATATCAATAGTTCTAACTGCTCCTTTATAAACAGCTGTAGAAATTAATTTTTTAGTTTCATAGTATTTTTCATATTCATTTCCAGCTAGCATAGATTGAGTAACAGCAATTACATATCTATTTAATTGTGTTTCATCACGGAAAATATCTGTAAATACTGTGTCTTGTAAAGTTTTTAAGTTAGATACATCACGTTTTCTGCTATGAATTGCCGCTAATAATTCTGGTGCTCTACGTTCAAATAATTTCTTTTCAGCTTTTGAAGGATCAAACATAAATGTTTCAGCTGCATCAATAATCATTTCTTCTACTTTGTCACCAGTAGTGATTAGCTCTCCTTCAAATTCAGCTAGCGGATTAACAATTTTATTTTCTCTAAACAAGATTTTTGCAACTAAATTAATAGCTGTTCTATGCCAAACATTAGCAAAATTTTCATCTTGACTTAAAATTTCCCCTACGCCAGTAAAACTAGTTTGTCCTCTCTCTGCAATAGGTAACTGTCCTTGATAATTTTTAGGCAATTTAGCCCGTACCGTATTCATAAATTCTGCTGGTGTGATTCCTAAATTCTTAAATCCATTCATTTAAATTACACGCTCCTTTTTATAATCCTTTTATAATTACATCGTCATATTCATTTCCATTTACTTCTTTTCCAAAGCTCCGTTTTTGAACTTTAGCAATAACTAATTGATCGTTTAATTCTCTCAATTTTTCGTTATTTTCTTCATACTTCTTTTTTAAAGCCAAAAAATAAGCTACTTTTTGTTGCTGAATATTAACAAATTTAAATAATGAATCTTCTAACTTATCAGCTACTTTAATAAAACCTTCTAGAGCATCTGTATTAAAATAGTCATTGTTTTTAATAGCCGATAAATCATTAATATTAGGGATAAAAAAATCAGAAATTTTATCCTCTTGATAAAATGTAGGCAATTCAATTTCAAACATTTTCAATAATAACCCCCTTATATTCATCATCTGAATCACTTAATTCTACTGATCCAGAATCAATCCTGTTAGATAAATTCTTTATTAATTTATCTTGGCGTTCTGTTTCTTCTATAAGTTGATTGATAATTGGATCAAATCGTTCATCTTGATAAAAAGCTTGTTTTGCTTTCTCTTCAAGTTTACTATTTTGATCTAAAACTTCTGCTAAATTAGTAGGGTTAATAGACTGTTGATTATTATTGATAAACACTGTAACATCATCTAATTTATCAATTAAATCTAGTTTTTCTTGCATAGCATCAACTCTGAAATCTGACATATTACACACCCCATCCGGTACCGTTAGCCCATTGACTACGTGCTGTTGCAAAAGCTCCTTTTCCTTCTTGTTCATTAGAATCTTTTGAAAGTTCTTCTACATTTTCTTTTTTATCTTCTTGCCAAGATTCTTTATTTTCTGTTTCGGGAACAGCTACACCTTCTGATTTCTCTTCTGGATCAGGAATATTATCTGCTGTTGCTTCTACAATTTCATCATTTTCAGCATAAGTTTCATTAGTAGCATTCTCTAATTGATCCTCTGCTGCTTTTTCGATTAATTCATCAACTTTTTTATTTTCAATATTTTCCATAATTATTTACTCCAATCCTTTTTATATTTTATGAAGGTTCATTATTTGTATTAAGAACATAACCTGTAACACTTGAAACTCTGTAAATATCGCCGCTATCTGGTCTAGCTTGATTAGTAGCTGGAAATTTAATATAAAAGCATTTTTTGCCTTCTTCTGTACCTTTATAAGTTTCCATTTTTAAATATTGTGCTGTATTGTTAGAATCAATAAATTGTAAACTTGATTCTCTTTTATATTGCTCAGTAACATCAAAAGCGTAGGTCGATAATTGCATAGAGGATATAATTTCCTCACTGTTTTTTGTAATATGCAGTAGCTGTAAGCTAATATTTAAAAGCTTTTGATTATCAGATAAACTTAGCTTATATTCACTATCGCTTAAATCAGAACCACCATTAAACAGCTCTACCATGCTAACTTGACCTGAATCTGCTGCAAATGTAGGTACATTAATCAAATCTTTATAGTTACCTGTAGTAGCAACTGCGGCAAGCGAACTAGTATCTGCTTTTAATTCAAGTTTTTCATCTGTTTCTTGCTTAGTATATACATCTACTTTTTTTGCGTAATATTGACTAACAATAGATGATAAATCTGCTTTAGCTTTATCCGTATACTTTTTGGCATCATCAAATTTACTATCAATATATCGCCTTGTTTTAGTAAAGAAATTCTTTGATCCTGTTAAAATAGACAATTTAATTCATCTCCTTAAATACCTTGAATTATTTTAGGAATACCTGAAAAATTACTAGAATATGTTTCATCTATCCAATCACATGAAACTTCACAATAATCTATATCTGTAGCATTTATATCATCATCAACAGTAAAAACATACACATTTCCTCTGCCAAAGATTTGATAGCTTTCATAGTTTGCCCACCGCAAAATATTTAATTTCCATTTATTTTCAGTTAGATTGTATGTTTGCTGATATAAATTACAACTAGTAGGATTTTCTTTGAAAGGATTTCTTTCATAGTTCCAAAAAAGAACTTTTTTAGCTTTCCCTTGATCGTCTGATACTATATAAAATGCTTCAGTAGCTATAACATTCAATTTTTTCCAGTCAAGATTTACTCCTAATTTAGGTTTATTTAATAAATCATTATAATTACCAGAAGTAGCAACTGCGGCAAGCGAACTAGTATCTGCTTTTAATTCAAGTTTTTCATCTGTTTCTTGCTTAGTATATACATCTACTTTTTTTGCATAATATTGACTAACAATAGAGGATAAATCTGCTTTAGCTTTATCAGTGTATTTTTTAGCTTCTTCAAATTTACTATCAATGTATCGTCTTGTTTTAGTAAAGAAATTCTTCGATCCTGTTAAAATAGACAATTTTTACACCTCCTTATTTTTTTCTTCACAATCATTGACAAATTCCCAAATATCATCAATTTTTTCTTTTAAATCTTCATTCATGACAACACCTTCTGTTTTTATTGTGCAGTTAATTTTCTATTATTAACAAAACTCATAAATGTTTCTGAACTCATGGTATACGTATCATTTTCAGGATTATGATGAATTTCCATAAATGCTAATTTACCTTTTTCTTCCTTTGGTTCATCAGATTTTCCTTTTGGCTCATCTTCTGATGGCTCTTGAATATCTCTACTACCTGTTTGTTCTTCAGGAGTTATACCTTCCATAAATTCAGTATATTTTTCATTTACTTCTTCTTTACCTTCCATGATTATTCCTCCATTCTGTTGGTTAATCTATTAAAATCGTCTACTACATTTTCACTATCATTACCTTCTTCTTTATCCGGTAATCTTCTGAAATAACAGCCTTCTTCATTACTTATAAATTCAAACAAATCTTTTTCTTTTTCTGGTAATAATCTCCATTCATTAACACTAATTCGCCATTCCATAGTGATCCTCCTAGTTGAATATGACGAAAATTTCTTCTTTCATCATTTCTTTAAATAAAGGAGTAAACAAATCATAGCCACTTTTGACCCACTCATCATAAATATTAAATACATCTTTGCTCCTACCTTGTGTATTAGTAATGCTATCCGTAATAGAATCTGTTTTAGCATCACCTAAGCTAGCTGTATAATCTCCTGAGTGACTTTCAGAACGACTTTTACCAGTTGTATTAGTATTACTAGCATTGTCTGCCTTCTGAACTTGTGAAGCATATGAGATATTGTCTAAATCAATATCTAATTCATTTTGAGGTGTATTACTTACACCTGATCTATTTACACTCTTAGCATCTGTAGTTCCGCTAGAATCGCTATGATTTAATGATCTACTTTTACTACCAGTAACACGAGAATCATTGTTTACAGTGTTTCCAGTTACATTGCCTTTAGCATTTCCCGTTTGAGTGATATACATTTCATCAAGTATCATCCGCCAATGCTGGCAATAAATAGGCATCTTTCTTCTTAAAAAAGAGCCTAATTGTAAAATAAAAGCATCTGGAGTTTGATATCCGTATTCTTTCATGAAAAAGTATTCTAAAAATGATCTTTCAAATTCTTCTTTAAAAGCCATATCTCTTTCATCACCCCAAATTTTGAAAGGATAATTCCCAACTGCTTCGAAAAATTTTTTTCGACTGTTTTCGATAATTGATTGAGGCGAGGCATATAGCTGAGGTTTTTCATTGAAATCTGAAAAACCTCTCAACAGCCACTGCAATTCTTGAGTATAACTAGACATTATTAATCTCCTACTTTTTTATTGGAAATAAATTTCTATAATCAAGAATATAAGCACAAGTTGAATCTACTCTAACTTCTACTTGGTCAGAATTATTATCACAATATTTTTCTACAACCCCGCGGAATTTTTCATTATTCATAATAAATTCAACTTCTTCTCCGATTCTAATTGGAACTGGAATAGAAATTTCTTCTTCGATTCCTAATTCAATTTCAAAATCAACTCTATAAATCAAAACTCCATTTGGAAGTTTAGATGACCAAAATTTAATTGATTGGAAGTGAATTGGTCTGTTAAAAATAGTATCCCTAAATTTTTCAAATGTATTAATATCAGAAACTGAATCGTCATTTTCTCGGTTAGAATATTCAAAAAATCCTTTGATAATAGACTCATCTTCCCAACCAAGCTTCATATGATTTTTGCTTATTACTTCAAAATTTATTGTTCTAAAATTTTTTTTATTAACTTCCTCAACTTTTTTAAAAAATAAGTTAAATAATTTATTCATATTAAGTATTTCCTTTCATTATTATCGCTTAGGGATTGTTAAATAATATTCAGGGAAATCGACATCTTTTGCTCCGCCCTTCATATTTCCTGCAGGATCATTTGTTAATCGAACTTTTACATAAACTTGCTTTCCTGCAAATTTTTTAATATCAATCGTTGTATCAAATCCCGGTTTATTATTACTACTTAATTTATAAGCCGCATTAACGTCTGGACGTGGAATGTCTTTTGATTTTTGACGTGCTACTTCTTTATTAGTTGCTTTATCCATAAGGAAAATAAAACAGTAATTGTAATTTTCTTTTCCTGCATGAGCCCATCCTGCTTCTCTGAAACTTCCTAGAGGCTCTTCACGGAATTTTGCTAATTTTGCTGTCATTCCATTAACTGTTTTAGCCGGGCTTTCTTCGATTATTTTGTCATGATTTGAGCTTGATTGAGGTTTTGAAGTAGAACCTGTATTAGCTGAACCGCTTAAAGATTCACCTGTAATAGCTTCTACTAATGCCTTAGCAACTGCATCAATATTTTTCACTAAATTATTTACATCTTTAGCACTTGAAATAAAGCCAAGTTCTACTAAACGATAAGAAATGCCACGATTTGCAAATACATTCATATTAAGCAAATCATCACGTTTATAAGTTCCTGTAGGTTTTGATGATCCCCAAAGTCCCACATATTTTTCTAAAACTTTAGCAATCGCTAAATCGTTAGAATCTGGATTAAAGCGAGCACTGATAATTACATGTCCACCTGTAGCACTAGAGCTTGTAGCTGCATCCAAATGGAACTCTGTAACAGAAGCATAACCATTTACTCCATAAGCTCCACCACCAGCCTTTGTTTGTTGATACATATCTAGAGATTCATTGTAAAAATCAATTTTATTTTTCTTTAATTTAGCAGCCCATGCTTTTAGTTTTGGTCCTAAAATATTACGTGTAAATGTTGCCTCTTGATATCCATTCCCCGTTGCGCCGGGATCACCTTGACCATGTCCAAAAACTACTAAATATTTACTCATTTGTTTCTTCCTCCTTATTTTCAATCTCATCAATAGCATTCATGGATTGTTTCCATAATTGATTTCCGTAAACTGCTAGTCCAACTAACACAATAGATAACAATAGATTATAAGGCGTATAACCTCCAAAAATTAACGGTGTAGTAACACAACTAATTCCTGTTAAAGTTATAGGTATAGCCCAGTTAGGAAATTTAGGCACTGATGACATAATTTTTCCTAGTATTACTAACGCTAGAATAATAAGAATATACTTTTGATTATTTTCATCATTATTCAACCATAGTCCCTCTTTTCGTTATTATTTTGTTGTATCTTTTTTGATTTCTTCAACTTGTCGCTCTACTCTTTCAATATTTGAAGAAATAGATTGTAATTTGTTATTAGTTGTAGTTTTAAATTCTTTTATTAGAAAGTAATGCTTATTTAAAATGTCTAAAAAGCTCTCTCTATCTTTTGCTGATTTTTCTCTTTCATCTTTTAATTCATTTTGCAAAGATTTATTTAACCGCCATGCGGCATAAATAATAATTCCAATGAGGATAATACAAAGAGGTAGAAAGATAACATTATCTATAGCAACTATTTTTCTAAATGTATCATCAATTCCTTTCATTAATTCACCTCCTTATTTATCCCCTGAATTGAATAGGTGTATTAGATAAATCAAGAGAAATTTTTTCTATTTTTGAAAAATCCTTTAATGATTTAACTCCTACAAATCTATAGCCATAAGGAGCAATTATTTCAAAGGCTTTAATTAGAGAAATAGTAAATAATGGTTGTCTAATACTGTAAGAAGTCGGTACTTGTTCTCCGTGTCGGTAATCATAGAAAACATGAACTTTATCATTTGAGTATTCAAACGAATAATTTTCAGTTTCATTAATAACTTTCTCAAATTCTTTATAAGTTGTTTTATTCATTGGTTTTATCATGTTATGCCTCACTAATAATTTCCTGTTATATCGCGCTTTTTCATTTTTTCTTTATTTCTCCAGAAAGTAATTCCACTATCAAAAATCATATTTAGAGCATTTCTCCATTTATTAGAAATTGAACCCTTAATATCTGCTCCATTTGTTTTTACGTAATTAAATGATGGTTTTACTTTCATATAATTAGAAATACTGTCATATCGTCTGATTTTATAACCAAATTGAGCAAAAAATTCAGCGACGATTATTAGTGCTTGAGGATTAATTGTGTACAAAATAGCGTAATAACTATCATTATCCCAAGCGACTTCAAAATTATAATCACTACCAGAAACAGCGCTAATATCAGGTTCATTTCTGATATCCGCTAATCCTGCATTAATATTGGCAATTGCGTTTTCATACTGATTAGAAGCAATCAATTGAGAAGTTGTAAGATTGTTATAAAATACTTTTTGTTCTGTTCCTTGATTAGCAGCTAATGCTGCATTAGCTGTATTTTGAGCAATATTTAAAGATTGATTAGCTATATTTTGACTAGCCATTATTCCTACTCCATCCAAAGCATACTGAGCTACTCCAGTAACTGCTCCTGCTACTCCAGCAGCTCCACCTATGACTGGACCACCTTGAGCAATACTTGCAGCGGCACCTCCTAAAGCACCAACCATAGTTTTAGCCCCCTGTAATCCGTATTGTTGCCATTGTCCGTATTGAGTATTATCAAGCTGTTTCCTTGCTCCAGATTGATTGATCGCATTTATATTCCTTGTGTTAGCTTGTCCTAATGCAAAATTTCTTTCACTATTGCTGTTTTGTATACTATTTTGTGACACTGCGAATTTCGCATTATCTATACTTTGACTAATTCTATTTTGATTTAAATATTCATAAGATTTTGAAGTATCAATATATAAATCAAAATTCTTCATAGTTGCATCTATTAAAGAATCTTTCCTAATAGCAGCTTCACCTTGAACTCGGCTTTCTTCGCCTTCTCCATTGTCAACAACATAGTTTAAATAATGTTCAAAATAAAACTCTACACGATTTGACTTGCCCAAAAATCCTTTTACATCAACTAAGAAAGGCGCCTCCTGCTTTTTGAAATTAGCAAGATTGAAATTCTTTTGTACTCCTTTACCATTCGATAAAGTCATAGTACAAAAAGGAGCACAGCATAATTTTTCTAACCCTCTGGGACCTTGCAGTGAATTGATATAATTAATAGTTTCAGGATTAGTTTGTCCTAAAACGCTGTTTAAAGCCTCTCTCATTAGTCGATATTTTGTGTAATCATTTTTCTTATTATCAACTAACAACTGAACATACTTTTGAGCTATTTTAGGTGATCTAAACCTATTTATTTTTAAAGCATAAATACCTGATCCTTGGGAAGGATTAGGGGTAGTTCCTCCAGAATCTCCGCCATCGCCTCCCCCTCCGGTTGATCCACCTGAATCGCCTTTTTGTATAATTGTGATAGGGTTTAGCCATGTACCGTCATCTTTATCCCAAGAACCCAAAGCGGTATTTATATCTTTTTTAGTTATTCCCAAATGAACATGAGTACCATTTGTAAAATGGGCAACTTGCTGACCTGCTTTGACATTATCGCCCACATTAACATCTATTCCGCTACCATCCGTTCCAAATTCTTGATACATTACATTGTATTCACCAGTATTTAAAACGAGGTACGAACCAATGCCACCACTTTTAAAACCTTTGTCAATAATCTTTCCATCATGAACAGCAAGAATAGCTCCGCCATTTCTTGAAGCATAAGGAATAGTTCCAAAGTCATATCCATCATGAAAATAAACAGGATTAGCAGCCGTTCCTCGATTAAAAGAAGTTATGCCGAACTGCTGACCATCTTCATAAGGGGCTAAATTTCCATCAAAAGGATATCTCCATCCTGAACCTTTAGCTTCTAATGATCTATTTTTTAAAGATTTACTCATCAATCCATCTAATTTTTCAAGCTTACCCGGATTTTGAGAATTGATTGCATTGTAACAGGCTTGCATATTAGATAAATAATGTTCATAACCACTTGCAGCATAATCATATTTAGCGCCGCCAACTCTAAAAAGACCTTTTACATATTCTGAAAGAGTCTTTTTACCTTCTACGTTATAAATGCCATTCTCACTAGATAGAACAAAACAATAACTGTTAAAATAATCATCTAATGAATTGAAATGAACATAATGACCACCTTCTGGTCTTGCGCTTCCTTGTGTAATTGTTACACCTGAAGGAGGTGTAAATGGCATGCTTATGCCACTCCAGTTATTATCTTTAGAACCTACAATTGATGTTCCGCTGTCTCCCCAATGACTTTCAAAAAACATTTGAGTAATCATAAAGCTAGGCATTATGTTTCTTTGTCTAGCATATTTCAACAACAAATTAATATTTTTATTGCTGATAAAATACCCAGAATTGACTATATCTCCATCAGTAAAAGTTCCCGTACTGCCAGAACCTCCACCACTCCCTCCAGAATCTCCGCTATCACCGCCACTGCTTTCTCCACCTGACGATCCACCAGAGGTTTTGCTGCCTATTTCATAAAGTTCCATGTTTTGGTTATAGCCGCCCCATTCAGTGTTTCCTAATTTAGTAGTCAACTTTCCTATCTTGCTATCAAAAGAAAAAGCAAGTCCTATTTCTTTTTGCAAGAAGCTAACTACTACTGATTTACCTCCATTAGTAAGTTTTACATCGTCAGCAAACTTCCTAACAGCTGTTGCTAATGACTGTTGTTTATTTTTAGAAGTTTCTATCGTTACTTTGTTCGATTGATTCAAATTAGTTACATTTTCTACTCTAAAATCTAACAATTGACCTGTTGATGTGTTATAAGGTAGAACATAATACGTTAGCTGTGTTGGTGTTCCTATGAAGTTCATAGTCGCAGCATCTGCTAAAGCTATAACTAAAAAATTAACAGCTCCACTATTGTTTGCATCCTCAAATAAATCATCATATAAAAGTTCATATGCTAATCCATCTACTCCAATTTCTTCTTGATTTGCTAGCAAAGGAGCTAAATTGTTATCTAGGTAGTATTGGTTACCTTTTTCTTTGACTACGTTTAGCATTCCACGTTCAATAAATGCTTTACTTAAATCCCACTTGAACATGAATGTTTGTACCGGATCAACTACCCAATCAACATAAACTAAACCGTCACTATCATAGTGAATATCCATAACAAAGCCCCACCACTCGCAATTGTAAGAGCTTCCTTCATAACTAGGATTAATAACATGTACATAATTGACATCTAACAGATGTTCATATTTTTTGTTTGTTCTAATTTGTTCCTCTACTCTCTGATAGCTGCCTGTCATAGCACCAACTTTGAAATTATCAAAATAAGCTATTTGTTCTTCTTTACTATCAAAAAGAGGTTCATGTTTAAAATCTGTTGATATCGGAACAGCTGCATAAAATTCTATTTTCGATTCTACTCTCGACATATCATCAGCAACCTTTTATTTTTTTCTTTAAATAAAATTTAGCATCATCAAAAATTGAAATACATATCAAATAACCCTAAAAACGAACAAAAAAATAAAAAGGTAAACAATTGTTTACCTTTTTAGAAGACTTCCCATCCGTTCATTTTACTTAAATCTTTAAACATATATTTACGCATATATTTTTCAACAATTAATCTCAAATCAGGAGCATCAAAATATATTTGTTTATTCTTTAATTGCGTAGTAATTATATAAAATATTTGCAAATCTAAAATTTCTGATCCAGAAGGGATTTTATCAACAAAAGTCCTTTTATCTCTATCAATTAAACGACTAATAATTAAATGATTTTCTCCGTCTTTCCAAACACCTAATACAATATTATCAAGTTTAATATTATAGAGTAATTGTCTAGGACTTTTGGCATGTTTAAGCTTTAGAACATTGAAATTATCATTATCTGGATATTGATTTCTTTGAGCATAATCTCCGTAAGCAGTACCACTAATCGAATCTTTATATAATTGATTGCGCTTTGCTTCATTTTCTAGATGGTAAAAAATGATTGATCCATTTTTCTTTTCTGTTTTTACTTCGTTAAATTCATCATAATCATAATAAGCAAAATACGGATTTAAAATACTACCAGAATTTCCTAATGCAAATAATTTACAGTCTTCTGTTCCTGCTCTATTACGTGCAATAGAATCATAAATATCTTCTAATTCAACAGGTTCATCAGGTAAATAATTCCATAGCTTTTTAGCTTGAAATTCGTCTAAAATAATAAGCTTTACATAAGGCATACCGGGACCACGAATTTTTTCCGCAGCTGATATAGCGCTTATATATCCTATTCTTATTCTTTTTCTATTTTTTTTGTTCATTTTGTCTTTAAATACAAATAAAATATCCCTAACACCTTCTGAACTACCTTCAAAATCTATATAAGTTTCAAATCCTTCAAGAATAGTAGGATCAAGAGCCGCTTTAAAATCTTCTAAAAAGTCTTCTAAAATAAGCCTTTTAGCAGCTGCTCTAGCCTGTGTTAATGTTCTTCTTAAAAAGAAAAATTGATATTCAGAATCTACAAATGATGGCATATTTTCTAATTCTTCGATACTTTGCAATGAAAAGCGATCAAGTATATTAAGAAACCCTTTGTTAATACTGTGATTGAGAAAGCCATATGTTTTCCCTATATCACGATTCCCCACAATAAAACCAAATTTCTTTACCTCGCTAATGATAAGTTCAACATTAAGCCAACCTTCTTCCGTTTGATAAGGATTGTCTTTTGTCATACTACTTCACCTAAATTGCTTTTTTATCTAATGTAACAACAAAAATATTTCAATAACACACAAAACACTTTTAAAAACGAACAAAAAAATAAAAAGGTAAACAATTGTTTACCTTTTATAATGTTTCTTGTTCCCCTCTTGGATGATTACTAGCATAGAAACGAAAAATACAATAAAGATAAAAGGATAGATCATTCTTTTTCCTCTCCCACCTCAGCACAAAACGCACTTCTCATTAACACGGCATCTAGCGCTTCGTTAACTAACACGCTTGTCCATTCTCGTAACACTTCGTAATCTTCCCCATCAATATCATCTTCTCCAATATTGGCTCTAACTAACAGTTCATCTAACGTCAAATCATTTTTACTTTCAGCAATGATTTTTTTTAGTGTTTCAATTGATATTTTCATTCCGCTTCCTCCTGTTCCAATCCCCATTGAGCGAATGCTGCTAGGACTTCATATTCTTGTTTACAATCCAATAGTGTATAAGCTTTGCGTACTTTATCAGGTAATTTTCCTAGTAAATTTTTATCAGAAAAAGCATTAACAGATAATATTGGTGCTTCTCTAGTTAAAATTGTCTCGCTTTTCAACCACTCCAACACGATTTTCTGGTTGTCGTCTAACTGTGGTCTAACTGTGATTGCTGACTTGCTACATCATACGTTTTCTCAAAAATATCCGGTTTACATGGATAAATCTCACCTTCTACCCCTCTAATAATGTAGTCACCTGTTTTAGCAACCATTATCCCTTCTAAAGTTTTTATTTCACACCATGCATCTTGCGGATAATTTTTACCGAAATTATAGGTAATAATTCTGTTTTCTGATACAGCATTCCAAAACCATTCTTCCCCTATAAGCCCTCTTGAACTTAATTTAAAAGCTTCAATAACTACTGGTTTCTTTCTATATTTCATTCTTCCCCACCTCTTCTAGTTCCCAGTAAGGTTTCATTTTGTAAAATTTATATAGTTCTCGATTCATGGAACGAATCATGCTTTCTAAAATTGTAGCTCTTGTTCCTAAAGTCACTCGTTGTTTTTTAGCTTTCTTAACACTAGTTATCCAAGTATGTTCTTCACTAAAAACATATATACCCTGGCGCCAATATTTACACATGATTCTTTCATCTTGCTGCATCTTTTCCCATAAATCTTGAGTAATTACTAAATAATTGTAATCGCCTAGAAACGTTTGTTTCGCTTTGCTTTTCAAATCAGCCATGCTTACTTTAATTTCATAGCATCGGATCGTATTGTCTGTTGAATAAGTAATATAATCTACTCGTTCATTACCAGACCACCCAATTGTTACTTCAAAACAGCCAAATACTCCCATGCGATTTGTTTCATGCCACAAGCATTTTTCTGCTTGTCTAGTGAGGTTTGTTTTCACTATTCCATCTCCTCTTCCACCGGCACAGCAAATGGCCAATATCTTTCATCAATTGCTTTGATTTCTTGTTCGGTAAAACTTACTTGCTCGTAGTTACCTATAACATTTTCATTATTTGATAAATAAAACAATTTTGTTTTAATGTTTTTTACTAAATATTTCTGTGAATGCAAAATATCAAATACTACATAATACCGTTTCTTCATTTTGCGATCTCCTTTGCAAACAATTGATAGCGTTCGTCTACCGATTTAATCTCCTGCTCAGATAGCTTTGTGCTGTCAGACACACCAAGTTTTCTTCTATTAACAAGAGATATTTCAATATTCCCATCACGCTTTTTTTCAAGCGCATAAACCACTTCGCTATCTTTATCTGTATCTGGCAAAGTAACATAATACAACGGCTCTTTCTCGACCTCGTAGCCGAGAATACAAGCCCTCTCAAACTCGTAGCGACAATAAGCTTTTTCGAAGTATTCACCTAACTTTTCTAATTCCAAAGTTTCAGGTAAATTTACGGTATCTGGTGTGTTAGTTTGAAATTCTCTAATTACATCACTCGGAGCCCAGTTGCTTCTAACTGTCCAGTCAACAAGATCAGCTACAAACTGTTGAATAACTGCCTTCTGCGGTTCGTCTAGTTGTTTCAGATCGTCAATAATATTTGTGTAGATAGTAGATTTAAGTTGTTCCTCTTTTCTGTTTCTATTTGGACAATACGGTCTCAAATTAGCTTTTTTTGTATTATATTTATCAATCAATTCCTGTTTGTTCATCCTTCCTCACCTCTTCCAAAAACAACTTTGCTGTCCTCCTGACTAAACAAATCCATAAAAGCTTGAATAACAGCTATAAATTCTTCATCATTATTTATATAGCTTGAATAATAGCCTGCAAAGTAAAGAGTTATAGCCATTGATATAGCTTCTAAAACAGAATTATAATCTCCTAAAACAACATCATTTTCTAAATTTGATAAAATCATCTTCTGATTGTCATTTAGATTTATTTCATCATCTACATAAACTTCACATCTATCTAAATCTAAAATAGAAACAACAGGTGATTCAATTCCTATTTGAAAACCGTTCTTAGGTTCATTCTCATACTCGCCATAAGTTAAGCGCTTAATTAAGTCTGTTCTGATAAAAACTTTAGGATCATCACTTTTACATATAGTATCTAATTCACTGTTATAAACTCTAGTATCTAGTTTTCTCATGTTCTTGACACCTCATTACCTAAAAGTTGTTCGTATTGTTTTATCGTTTTCTGCTAATTCATCCAATAATTCAGAAACAGTAACAATTCTTTTTCTTCGTTTAGTTTCTTCTTTTGCTCTATCTTCTAAATATTCAATCGTTGTATTTCTTAACGTAACAAATTTTCTTTGTTTATCTTTAGCTATAGTCATATTATTCACCTATAGAGGTGTAACACCCTCATTTTTAAGGTGTTACACCCTTACTAAATTAAATTTTTGTTTATTAAATGGATCAGTAGTAAAGAAACATTTAATATATCTTGTTCCAATATTTCAGAAACTATTGTAGGTTTAATACCTTGTTTAAAAAGCGAACGTGCTCGCTTAATTTCTTCATAAGTCCAAATAAATTTAGCCTCTTCAAGAATAATGATAGGATCATTCGCTCTCAAAATATCACGTCCTTAATGATACGTATTCATTTCCGCCATTTGAAACTCTTGATCTCCTATAGTGTGTATTTTCTTTTTAACTACTCCTTTAGATGCTAGAATTTCAAACTCAGGAACTTCTTTTTTAAAGTAAATACCATCTGTTTTGATAAATAATAAATCGTATTCACTATTTACATATTTTTGTTCAAATCTAATCATCATATCTCTAAAAACGCCTGCTACCATAGCTGAAAATGCTCTATTGTACATTGGAAAACTAAATACTTTTTTTCCATAATCTCCTAGTTCTAATTTTCCAATTTGTCCGTAAAGCTTATTACGCATTTTCTTGTATGTTTTATCTTCTCTAAAGGCTTCTATATCTTTTAATTTATCCACTCTTTGAAAATAGTCATCTAACATTCCTTTTCTGGTTCTAAACATATGACCGTCAGTAACTTCTAATTTTTTTACATCATAAAAATCAAAAATTAATTTCAGTTCAATTTCACTTAATATTAGATTTCTAGCACTTAATACATCACCATAAATACTTAACATTGATCCTTCTTTTGCATAAGTACTTTCTTTTCTGATAGCTTCTATATCCATTTGTATAAACCAAAATGTAGACAATTCACGATAAGGATGTTTTGAAGGATTCGCTTGATGTTCGCTCATTCTACCCAAAACTTTATCTGTAGTAGGCTTGTTTGTTAGATATGTGTTTGAAGGTAATTTATAGATTCTCATGATGTTTGTATAAGCTTCTGTAAAATCATACTCGATCATTTCAGCATTCATGACTAGCTTATCTGTGTTGTATTTACATAATGAACTTGATGCTTTAAAAGAATCAGCTTCTGGAAAAAATGGTATTTTTTCTGGATCATCCCAACCTAAATTTTTAATTTGAGATTTTTTGTTGTTTTTCCAAATATCTTTTAATAAAAATAAGTTAGCATTGTAAGCATCTAGTTTCTTCTTGGTTAAATATTCTAAACCTAATACTCTTTTTAGTTCAGCTTGTAGATCATCAGCTATTTTTTTATCTTCTTTACTCATATCTATTTCCTCCAAACAATTCTTTAAGAAGCGAGATCATACTTTAACATGCTCATTTCATTTATAAGAGCTTTTAAATTCATACTTAATTCATTTTGATATTGCTCAATCATGTCAGATTCTTCACGCCTATTTCTTCCACGTGCTTTTCTAAACATAAAAATTTCAATACCATCAGCCGCTCTACAAAAATCAATAAGTTCCTCTAAAGTTTCAAGAGAATCAAGCAAATAAGGATCAAATCCCTTAGTTCTACTTGTTCCGTATTTTTCAAACATATCATAGAATCCGCCAATATCTAGTTCAGCTTTTATTTCTGATTTATACTTTTCAACAATCCGATCATATCTTTCTTTTATTAGATCATCTAAAGTTTCGTTAGAAAAGTAATCAACTTTAGTATTAAAAGCCTTCTCATAAGCTTTTGCGCCCCACGGATTATTGTAGGAGCTGCCGCTTTTTTCTGCGGCAACCTCCTTAACAAAAGCTTGGTAAATATCACGTCCATTGATATTCCCTTCTTTTACGATAAATCCTCTAGCTTTAAAATCTCGATAACGCCTAGAGGCTTCTCTAAAAATACTTTCGTTCATTATCTTACTCTCCTAACTACATTAATTTTTGATGATCCTTATTGATCCAGATACTTTGAAATGGAAAGATATCATAAATAGAAACTCTCAAAGCACTACTAATAGCATAAGCTGTTTTTAGAGATGGCAACCTATCACCTTTTTCTATTAAGATAATAGTTTGTTTAGATATTCCTGATCGTAAGGCTAGCCTTTCCTGACTCATCCCCTGATTCTTTCTAATCTTGCGAAGATTATTGGTAACTACAATTTTATTTACCATTTGCGTTCTCTCTAGTAGTTTTCATATTTTCTAATGATACAACTACTTTTGTTTCTAATTTCTTATCATTTAAAATACTTTCAACTGGGAAAACATCATAGATAGAAACACCTAAAGCTTCGCAAATGGAATAAGCATTTTTTAAAGACGGAATATGATTTTCATTTTCTATTCTTTGAATTGACCGCTTATTAACACCGCTTAATTTAGAAAGCTTACTTTTGCTTATTTTTTGACTTTCTCTCAAATATCCCAAATTATTTTTTATCAATTCGCCCTGCATTTACAAGACTCCCTTCATAATATTTATAGGGAGCCTACCTTGTTCAATTAATTCAAGAAATTCGTTTTATCTTTTAAATAATTTGAAACGGTAGTACGTAAATAAGCAACAATATCATTTATTCCACTTACAGGATGATCTTTATATTTTGATACATGTTCAATATGCTCTTTAACAAGCTTCATATCTGAATTTCCTTTTAAACTGACTTTTGTTTTAAGTTCATCATATAAAGGATATAAATCAGTTTGTAGTCTATCCATCAAAGAAACGTCCATAAAGTCCAATGGTCCTAAAAAACGATTTTGGAATAAAATTTGAGTATATTCACTAGCCATAGCATCAGCAGCATTAACCTTACGCTGTTGTTCTCTTTCTTCTTTTGTTTGTCTAGGTTTTAAATCATCAGAATTTTTAGGAATATTTTTGAAATTATCATCAATAAAAAATTGAATGCTTTCAATATTTCTTCCTTTCTTAATCTTTTCGTATCTAATAAATATTGAAGTATGTTCATTTATTTCTTTAGTAGAATGATTTAATACTCGACCTTCAAAATCACTAAACTTTTTATATTTATCAACAGTTTCAGTTAATCTTCTGATCTCAGAAATTGTAATAATAGGATTTTTACACTTCTTATTTTTATATTTTTTGTACTTGCTATAATTCATCATTAACCATCTATAAAGTACTATGCTGTATTTACTATCTAATCTACTAATTTCTTTAGCACTATATTTTGTATAGTCTGATGATAAATCTATCAAGTACGGCATAATATCGTCAGAAAATTTTATAGATACATAATTATCTGTTTTTCTCCAAGTAGCTCTTGAAATTGCAGCAACTATATCTCCTTCTTCTTCAGACTTAGAAAAATCAAATATTAAGTCACCTACAAATTGTTTTATCATACGCTTTAAATACGCATATTTGTATTTATCATTGTTAAAAAAACTCAATAAAACATTCTTATCAATATAAATTGTATTGTTTTTTGGTGGTTCTAATGGATTTATAATTGATACAGCTATCTCAAAAAGTTTTAGTGTTGTAGCTCTTCCTTTAGGTATAGCTTTTATCAAATCGTTACTTTCATGGTTAATAGCTTTATCTAAATCTTCCATTTGAATTATAACCGCCTTTTGTGATATAATTTCTTCATCAGGGGTGACACTTCTGTCATCCTCTTCATTATCACAAATAAAAGCTATTTTCTGAGAATTTTGTTCATCAGAAATAGAAGATGAGACCATAGGGTATCCTCCTTTCTTTCTATATTTAATTCATTTAAATTTTTCTTGCCGGAAAAATTAACGAGAGAACAAGGTGAGCTCCCTATGGTTTTTATTTTACCACAAAACAGCGACTCGTCAACAAAAATATCGTATTTAATAAAAAATAATGGCGCAACAACAAAAAAAACGGCGTTTAACAGCACATTTTGTAGTTGTATTAAGCACATTTTGTCGGCATATTAAGCACATTTTGTCGGCATATTTTCTTTTAATCCCTTGAGGTTCTAAGGTTTATTTTTTCTAAAATAAATAAAATACTAAAATTGATAAATAAGATAAATATATAATAGGGGAGTGCGCTAAGGCGCCTCCCCTGTATACATATTTTTTTCAAAAATTGATAAGATTCAAAACACAAACCTAAAAGATAATTTCTATTTTGAAACTATCTTATTTTTTTAGTGCAGGATATTTATTTATTAAATTTTGAGCAGTTTCTGCTATTTGAGAATTAGTTACATTACCTGCATTAGCTGCTAATATTTCTTCATCTGGTATATTATTTAAAATATTAGGGTCTAAATTTTGATTTTGAACCATTATATTCCTTACTCTATTAGCCTGTATACGTGTAGCAGCTTCTACTAAAACCCAATCATCTATACTATAAGGATCTCCTACAAATTTACCAGATTCTTCTAATTCTCCATTTTTATTTATTCTAAAAGCATCTATAGCATCTGTCTGTACATCAGTAGGATTAACAATAATATTAATTATACCTTTTTCAGGTGTATCTCTATTAATAACTATTTCATAAGGATGTTTTTGTGAAGCATTTTTCCATTTGTTATCAACAATATTAGCTACTTCACTTCTAATCTTTTCATCACTTATATTATTAGAATTAACTTGTGATTGACTTGAAAAAGATGTGTCATTAGCAGCTAATGTGCTAGATGTTGATGTTTGAGTAGGTTCATCTAATTCAAAATTGTTAGGAACATCCCAATTCTTAGATAGCAATGTCTTTTGTCCTGATGATATATTATATAAATCACCACTTGAATCAATTAAATAATCATTTACAGGAGTTCCTCCAGAAGATACAGATATTTCTAATTCGCTATCTTGATTAGGTACTATACTAAAATCATAAGCACTTGATCCAGAAATATTAGGATTATCCTTTTTCATATGATAATAAACCCATTTTTTAACCTGTTCTTGTGTTAATTGTTTAGTATCAATATTATTTCTAGGATTACTATCAGAAGATATATTAGTACTGCTTATTGCTGCAGCGTTGTTGCTAATATTAGATTTATTAGAAAGATGTTGATTATAGAAAAAGAATCCTACAAAAGCAGCAACAGCCATAACGATAAATAAGAGAATAAATGCAATAATTTTATTTCTTTTTTCTTTTCGCTCAATCTCATCAAGCATAGATTGTAATTCCGCTTTTACTCTTCTATCTGTTGCTTTTGCAATTTCAATACGCAATAGATGTTTTCTGTCTTCATTTTTTTGTGCTGCAAGAGTGGCAGTGATCCGATTAATAGCATTATTTAGTTCTTGTTGTCTTTGAAAATCATTTTGCCAATTATTATTGTTATACATTAGAATTCGCTCCTCATGTAAGGGTAATATATTTTAATTTTATCAAAGTCCAGATGATTTTTGTTTATCTAAAATAAAAAAAGACCACCCAATTAACAAGTGGTCTTTTTTGAGATTGCCTATTCATCTTGTAGTAGCGTAGCCATAGAATAGTATATGGTCTGATTGCCTCTGCTACTACTCAATCTCTTAATGAATTTTTTAGCTGCGATCAAATGTCGCTTGTATAAAAAATTTTACATTAATAAAAAAGAGAAATCAAGTATCTATGATATAATTGAGTCGCTGTCTGCTACCCCGGCTATTCTGGCAAGGGGAGGAGGTTGTCATCTTGAATTTCTTTGTTAATTTTATTTTTGCAATTGCGGCAGAAGTAGCAGCCCACTACATCTGTAAATGGCTTGATTGCAAAATTGTCAAAAAAGACAGCAAGCCTACCCGTTAATCTGAATAGAACGTAAAAGAAGAGCACTAGCCAGCCCGCTAGTGCTCTTTGGTTATCTTCTTGAATTTCTTCTTCTTTTAAATATTAACATGATTGTAAATATCAGTCAAATTATGATATTTGAAAAATGGAAAAAACATACATTTATAAAAAAATACTCGTAGCCGGACATGCTACGAGTATAGGATTAGGGAACAAATGAATTGTTTCCAAGACTTAATTACTATTGGCATACATGCAAATTATAACATATTCGTATTGTTCTTAAAAGAAGAATAAGCAGCAAATAATAGATAATAAAGATGTGTTTTTTGGAGGCTATGACACCTCTCTTTTTTGTTTTTTAGTTGTAATTTGCTGCTTATTGTAAGCTTAATAACGATGAGAGAGATTTCCCTCCCTTTATTATTAGATTATGATCCTATTTTATCATATTGAGGCTATGATATCTCTCTTATTCTTACAGTTCAGCGTTATCAATCCAAAATTCAATTAATTCTTTCATGCTAACATTTGATTTTTTAGCTAGTTTTTGTAATTTATCTTTGTTTTTTATGCGTATAAATAAAGATTCTTCTTTTTCTTCTTTTTTTGCTTTTGGCATAGGGATGTTGCTTTTTTGTTGATGATCTACAGAAATTTCTTTTTTTCGTTGTTCTTCGTAAAGAGTATTTTCCTTCTCTACAGATTCATTTAAATTATTGGGTTGTTTGTTGAATTGTGTAAAATCTGGCATTATATTCACTCCTATTTGTTATCTACTAAATCGGTAATCTTTTTAAATAAAGATTCAATATTATTATAAAACTTAGTCTGTTTTTCTTTTTCTGATGCTGTCATTTGATCTCTAGCAGAAAAAATATCTGTATTTTCCATTAGGCTATTACCTATTAGAGTTTTTCTAGGAACTAATCCAAGATAGCGATCATGATCTACAATAGTATCTAAAAACTTCTTGCTGACTTTATCAACATTGTTTCCTACAAAATTAATCATATTAGCTACTAAATAGCCTTCTGTAGTGATGTAACTCTTTCTAGAAATAACGTCTATCAGTTCTTCTTTTAATCGTTCAATTGTCTTTAGAAGCTGTTTCCAAGCTCGATATCCATTTTTAGATGGATCGCAAACAGCAAGAACAATATCAGAAACAGCAATGCAATTACAAGTAACTAAACTATCATCATTGTGTGTATCTATCAAAATATAATCGTATTGATTGAAAGTGTTTATATGATCTGCAATGTACATAAAAAGCAGCATACAATTATTTTGTTTTGATTTGATATCTAAACTGTCATCATTAGCTAAAGGCGAACCCGGAATCAAATCAATGTTTGTATCTACATTTAAAATGTTGACCTCTTTTTTATTGAAAATGTCAGCAATAGAAGTATTATATCCTGTGGTTATAGCTTTAGGAAATGAAAGCGTTAAATTGCAGGAATCATCACTATCAATTAGTAAAACCTTTTTATTTTCTCTAGCAAGATAATAGGCATAGTTATATACAAACGAACTTTTACCAGTACCGCCTTTATCTATGTTAACTGTGATTGTCTTCATTTTCTATCCCCTTTTTATGATATCTAAATATATATCTTTTAATATATATATTTAGATATCTATTTAGATATATTAATTAGCGTAATCAATTCCGATAATACAATTATCGTATAAAAATCGTTTGATTTTTGAACTATCAGCAGTTTCATAATATTGAATCATCAATTTGTTAAAACGGCGTATATGCTTTTCTTCAATTATAAGAACACCAATACCGTTTTCTATCATGAATTTGTTTGTGCAGATTAATGAAGTTCTTTTATTACCATCCCAAAATAGCTGAGCTCTGCAAGAATATAAGAAATAATCTAAGGCTTTTTCTGTTAAAGAAGTATTTCTAGTAAATATAGAATTAATTTTATTTTTAACAGACTCTTTATCAGGTATTTTAGGAACATAAAATGAACCACCAATGCTCACAGAACCAGTTCTAAGAGTGTTAACCATAGATTGAGGCAATTCGCCATATGTGACTAT